TCGTGAGCACTCCGGTTCCCTCCATCTGGAATGCCGTCCAGTGGAACCAGACGGTTTTCGGCAGCGGGAACGTGGCGCCGGGCGGGACCATTCCCGCCGGCAAGGGATTGATCTATCCCGCGCTCCGCAAGGCCGGGGTCACACTCGGCCCGCAGCGCACGCCGTCGCCCGCGCAGTACGAGGACGGCCTCGAGGAATTGAACCGCCTGATCGGCTCGCTCAACTGCGACCGGCTCAACATCTACACCATCGCCAGCTATCAGCTGCCGCTCAACGGGTCGAAAACCCAGACCATCGGCCTCGACCCGCAGGGAATCCTGACCGCCGATTTCGGCGTGCCGCGGCCGATCGCCATCGACCGCGCGAACGTGATCTACTCGACGCCGCCGATCCGCCGCCCGCTCGCGCTCCTGACCGACCTCCAATGGGCGCAGATCGTAGTGCAGGACCTGGCGAACACCATCCCGTACGCGCTTTACGACGATTACGCCTATCCGCTTTCGACGCTGTCTTTCTATCCGCAGCCGGTTCCGGGCTACCTTCTGGAGCTTTACGTGTGGTCGCTGGTGCCGTCCTTCCTGTCGGTCAACGACGTGGTCGCGCTGCCGCCCGGATATGAAGACGCGCTGGTGTTGAACCTGGCGGTCCGCCTGGGTCCGCACTTCCAGCGGCAGGTCGATCCCGACGTGCGCGCCGACGCCCAGAAGGCGCTATTGCGCATCGAATCGATCAACGCGCCGAAGCCGGTCTTACAGGTGCCCTGCCTGGGGGGCCCCGGTCCGGCGGGCAGCAACGATCCGTGGTTTACCACGACGTGGGGGCCGCAAGGATGAAAATCTCGCTGGCCGGCCCGTCGTACACGTCCGAATCGGTGGTCGCCGCCGCGCAGCAGACCATGAATCTGATCCCCGAAGCCATCGAAGCGCCCAACGAACCGGCGCGCCTGGTGCTCTACGGCCGGCCGGGACTGGCTTACTTCCAGACGCTCAATCCGGCCAAGATCCGCTGTATCTGGAGCGGCGGCGGAAGATGCATCGTGATTCACGGACCGAATTACACGGAGGTTCACTCCGACGGCAGTTACACCATGTCGGGGAAAACCGTGGCGCAGGGAACCAGCGACCCGGATCCCGCGCAGATCTTCTCCAATGGCAATCAGCTGATGATCGTGAGCGGGGGCCTGGTCTATTGCGACAACGGGGGCGCCACCTGGGGTCCGGACCCCGCGAACTTTGCGATCACCGGTACCGGCAACACGTTCTCGAGCAATTCGACGCTGGTCGATTCGGGGCAGTATCAGACGCCGCCGGTTTCCGGTCCGTTTCTGCCCGCCTGGCAGGGCGGCAAGATCATCGTGGACGACGTCGATTACGTGATGACCGGCGTGCCCAACGATCACACCATCCTGCTCGACCGTGCGCCGCCGACCGCCACCGACGTGGTCTGGGAAACGGCGCAGGGGGCGCAGGTCGACGGCATCACCGGGGCCGTGCTGGACGGTTATTTCATCGTCAACCGGGTGGCCAGCGCGAATATATCCGGGCGGCAGTTCAACATCAGCGCGCTCATGGACGGCACCCGCTGGAATCCGCTGGACTTCGCGCTCAAGGAAGGCGCGCCCGACAACATCAACTCGATCCTCACCGATCACGAGGAACTCTGGCTGTTCGGCACCGATTCGATCGAGGTGTGGAGCGACGTCGGCGCTTCGCCGTTTCCCTTCCAGCGCATCAGTGGCGCCATGATCCACGACGGCAGCGTGGCCCGCTGGGCGCCCTGCCCGGTCGGGCTGAGCGTCTGCTATCTGGGCGGCGGCGACAGCGGGCAGACCATCGCCTACCGCGCGCAGGGATTGCAGCCGCAGCGCATTTCGACCCACGCCCAGGAGCAGGAATGGAACGAAGCGGGATACCGCGTCTGGGACGCGGTGACTTACGGATACGCCGAGAACGGGCATATTTTCTGGGTGATCAATTTCTGGAACAACGGCCGCACCTGGGTCTACGACCTCACCGAGGGGCTCTGGCACGAGCGCGCCGGCTGGAACAATTCGGCCAAGATGTACACCAAATACCTGCCCTGGTACGCCACGTTTATTCCCGAATGGGGAGCCAACGGAACGCATATCGTGGGCGATCCGGTCAGCGGGATCCTCTACCAGCAAAGCCTGAACTACTACGATGACAACGGGGCACTGATCCAGTACACGCGAGCCTTTCCGCACCTGATCAACGAAAACCAGTTCCATTACGACCATCGGCTCGAGCTGCTGCTGGAACAGGGCGCGCAGACCGCCAGCGCGCCCTTGCCGGTGATCGGCCTCGACTGGAGCGACGACCACGGGCACACGTTCAACGATGCGATTGCGCGCACCATGAATGCGTCGAACAGCGGCAACTACACGCAGCGCGCCGCCTTCCGCCGGCTGGGCAAATCGCGCGACCGCGTCTACCGGATCGGCATCACCGCCAAAAGCAAAGTGGCGCTGATCGACACTTATCTGGAAGTCACGCCGGGGTTCGCCTGATGCCGACCGATATTCTGCAGATCCCGCCGATCCGCACCACCCTGCTCGATCCCTCCGGAGGCAACACGACGGCGAAGGAATGGTATTACTACTGGAACCAGGCCGGCGACAAGCTGAACGGGATCGTGACCGAGGGCGCGCACGCCGACCGCCCGAACGCCGGCGACATGCCCGACGGCGCGCTCTACGTCGAAAGCGAGCGCAGCGTCCTCTACGCCAACGAAGGCGGCACCTGGCACTATATCGCCGGCACCATGTGGGGCACGCTGAATCCCGACCAGCGGCCCACGGACCTCGGTCCCAACGACGCCGGCTTTGAGTTCCGCTCGATCGACGCGAGCGATACTTACGCTCCGCGCACGTTCGTGTGGAGCGGAGCGGAATGGATCGAGACCACCCTGGTCGAGTACGGCCTGCACGCCAACCGGCCGCCAGCCGGCCCGCAGACTCCTCCGCGGACCATCTACGTGGAAACCGACCGTTCGGGCGTAATCTATCAGCAGCAGGCCAACGCCTGGCATTTTCTGGCGGGCGCTATGTGGGGAACGCTCTTGCCGGACCAGAGGCCCACGGATTTAGGTGCCAACGATGCGGGGTTCACCTTTCGCACCACGGTAGCGCCGGCTCGTTCTTTCGTCTGGAGCGGAACCGCCTGGATCGAGACCACGCCTCTGCTCGATCCGACCACCGCCACCGGCGATCTGATCGCGCGCAGCCCTACCGGCATCACCAGAGTTCCCATCGGTCCCAACGGAGATGTGCTTACCGCGAGCGGCGGAATGCCGGTCTGGGCGCAGCCCGCGGCCGGCGCCACCGGGCAGGTGCAGTGGAACAACGCGGGCGTCTTCGGCGCCTCGCCCAATCTGTTTTGGAACAACACCAATTCGAGCCTGGGGATCGGCACCAGCAACCCGGGAGCCACCCTGCAGGTGACGCGCAACGTGGCCGGCGGCTATGGATTGGAGGTCTCCTCTACCAGTCCGGCGAATACGTACGGCATCGGCATCGAGAGCGGCACGGGATACCTGATCCTGGACGACGTGACCAACCCGGCACGTCGCATGGCAGTGACCCCCGCGGGCGTGCGCATCGGCTCGAACGCTTACAGCGCGCAGGCCGGCGACCTGGGCGTATCGCGCGATCCCTCGCCCACCAACGGGGTGATCTACTTCGGCAATTCGACCAGCGCCTACATCTGGTACAACGGCACCTCCTGGGGATTCTCTCCGGCTCTGCCCTCGGATATCCGGCTGAAACGCAACGTGACCGATCTGGTGGGAGGCCTGCCGGTCGTCAATCAACTACGGCCGATCGCGGCCGAGTGGAACGGACTGGGGGGCCATAAATCGGGCGAGCGGGTGGTCTCGCTGATCGCGCAGGAATTGCAGAAGGTCCTGCCAGGCACGATCGTGCGCTATCACGCCAGACTGCGCACAAGCGTCGACGGCGAATGGGGCGAGGAAGAGACTGAACTGTTGAGCTACGAACCCACCGAGATCCTCATGCACCTGATTCTGGCGGTCCAGCAGATTTCCGCCGCCCTGTGGCCCAGGCGAACGTGATCACCTTCGAACGCTCCTTCGATTACGAGCTGGTGAAGCGGATCATTACCCACCCCCGCCTCTACCGCTATCTTTCCGACGACTACTCGCCGCCGGCGGGCGAATACCAGCCGCAGCAGCACCCGGCCATCTGGTACGTGATCGTGCGCGACGCTGGCGAGCTGCTCGGCCTGTGGATGTTCGTACCGCAGAACGGCGTGTGCTGGGAAGTGCATACGGCGCTGTTGCCGTGCGCCTGGGGGGAACGGGGCCAGCTCGCGGCACGCCTGCTGCCGACCTTTATCTGGCACGCCTCGCAGTGCCGGCGGATCGTGACCAACGTTCCGGTCACCAACCGGCTCGCGTTACATTTTGCCTACCAGGCCGGGATGAGGGTATTCGGAGTGAACGAGGCCAGTTATCAGAAACACGGCGTTCTGCACGATCAGGTGATGCTCGGCATCAGCAAGCCCGTTAAACCGGTCATGGCTGAAGCGGGCGAGGCCCAGGCTCGAACGGAAGAGCCAAAGGAGGAAACGTGCCCGCAGCAGTAGCAGCACCGCTCATAGGCGCCGGAATCAGCGGGGTCGGCTCGATCCTGGGGGGTGTCAAGGGATCGGGCGCCGCCA